ATACAGCATGAGCCACTTTGCAAAAGTTGAAAACGGCATAGTCACGCAAGTTCTTGTTATTGAACAAGAAATGATTGATTCTGGTCACTTTGGTCATGCTTCTTTGTGGAAGCAGACGTCATACAACACACATGGCAATCAGCATCCAGAAGGCCGACCCTTGCGTGGTAACTATGCTGGAATTGGGTATACTTATGACGAAGAGCATGACGTGTTTTATGCACCACAACCGTTTCCGTCATGGACGTTAAGCCATACAACTTGGTTGTGGGAAGCGCCAGTTCCAATGCCTACAGATGATAAAATCTATCGGTGGGATGAGCCAACAACATCTTGGGTTGAGGTAACATTATGACCGACTACCAAAACCTTATAAATATAGGGGCAGGTATGGTCCTGACCGTGGCGGGGTGGCTTTTGCGGGAACTTTGGGGCGCTGTAAAGGAATTACAACGGGACATCAATAAATTGGAGGCAGGGCTTCCAAAAGAATACGTTCTCAAGGATGATTTAGACAAAAGAATGTCCCACATTGAAGATATGTTCCAACGGATTTACGACAAACTTGACAATAAGGCGGACAAGCCATGAGCACGACCACAACCAATCTCAGTTTGAACGAACCGTCCTATAATCAAACGTCACCAACATGGGACAATCCGCTCAACAACAACACGACCATTCTTGATGCCGCCTTTGGCAACACCACCTTTATTGCGCTTACGAGCTCAAACGTCACGCTGACGGCAACGCAATTGCAGGTCATGCAGGTCAAGTTTACAGGCGCAATTTCGGCCAATATCATTATTACCATTCCTGCCATCGGTGGCCGCTGGACGTTCACAAATGCAACCTCTGGCGCTTATACCGTAACCATTGCCTCCGCTGGCGCAGGAACGAGCGTTGTGGCTCCGCAGGGTTACAGCACCCTTATGTTCTCGGATGGTACAAACATCGTCCTTGCAGACGGCGGCGTGATCTCAGGCGGCAACCTTGCAACACTTAACGTATCGGGAAACTCTACGCTTGGCGCTACGGGAACAACGACAACAAGTGTTGGTGGTAAACTGACGCTTTCAACAACGACAAGCCAATTGTCTCTTGCTCTCAACAATATTGCCGAAACCGTAACGATTACTGGAACGGGCGCAACTGGCACAATCAACTACGACATTACAACCCAGTCGGTTCTTTATTACAATGTCGCAGCAACTAGCAATTTCACTGTCAATTTTAGGGCTTCAAGCGGCACGACATTAAACTCGGCTCTTGCAGTTGGCCAAGCCGTAACGGTTGCTTTGTTAAATTCAAATAGCACCACAGGTTATTACAACAACGCCGTCACGGTCGATGGCGCGTCTGTCACTCCTAAATGGATCAACGGGGCGGCTCCCACAACGGGCTATTCTAACTCTATCGACACCTACACCTATACGATCATAAAAAGTGCCTCTGCTACTTATACTGTTCTCGCAACCCTTGCGAAGTTTGCATAATGCCCACGATTGGAGCGGCGGGTGCCGCATCAGCAAGAGCATTCGGGTTCACAGGCGTTGCAACGTCTGGCAGTACAACCATAAGCACGTCTGGATCTGGCTCGTTTACTGTTCCTGTTTACGCCAACTCTATTCAGTTTCAACTTTGGGGAGGCGGTGGCGGCGGGGCTGCGCCGGGCGGTGCAGGTGGTGGTTCGGGTGGTGGCGCAACGGGTGGTACGACAACTATTACTGCAGCAAGCTATACGTTGATTGCAACGGGCGGTGGCGGTGGATCTTCTGCAGGTGGGGACCGTAGCAACGGTTCGCCGGGCGGGGGTGGGTCAGGTTCCGGTGGGTCTACAAATCTTACGGGTAGCTCTGGAAGTTCCGGTTCTCGTGGCCAAGGCGGATCTGGTGGAGCGGGAGCTAATGGGGGCAACGGCGGCAGTGGCGGGACTATTTCCGGCGGTGGTTCTCAAGCAATTTCTGGAGCGGCAGGATCGGCTCCGGGTGGCGGTGGAGGTGGCGCTGTGTTTGACGAAGATATTAATAATGGATCTAAATCTTGGTCCACTGGTGGCGGTGGAGGTGGAGGTGGTTATACGTCTATTATTGCTACGCCTTCAACTGGCCCAAGCCCCGGCGCTGTTTTATCTTATACAGTTGGCGGAGGTGGGTCAGCAGGTGGTGGATATAATGGGTCCGGTGCCGTTGGTCGTTTAACCATAACGTGGTCATAACATGATATTCACTTGGACGTTTCCTCAGTTTATCGTTAACCCAACGGCCGACGGTCTGACCAACGTGGTTACGGCCATAAATTGGATTTGCACTGGCACGGATGGCACGGTTTCGTCATCTTCTTCTGGTACAGCAAACCTTGGAACGCCTAACCCAGCAGAGTTCGTGCCTTACGCTAATATTACGCAGTCTTTAGCCTATCAGTGGGTGTCGGGTTGCATTAGTATGCCAGCGGTTGAGAGTGGAATCGCGCAGCAAATTATTGTATTGTCCAAACCGGTTGTGCAAACGCAAGCACCGCCATTTTAACCTAAGAGGGAAACATGGAAAATTTAGAATTAGAGCTAAAGCTAACCGTTGCTCACGTTAATACGGTTTTAAAGCATCTTGGCGCCGGTGTTTATGCTGAAGTTGCTGACCTTATTACTCTTCTGCATGGCCAAGCCAAACCTCAGATTGAATCTGCTGTTTCGGCAGCTCCTGCACCAACAGAAACTCCGACGGAATAATATGGATCCGTTTACGCTCATAGCTGCTGCAACTAGCATTTATAGCGGTATCAAGTCGGCTGTTGGGGCTGGCGAGGATGCGCTTAAAACGGCAGAGCGTGTCGGCAATCTGTTCAGCAAAGTTGCTCAGATCACGCAACTAACGTCTGCACCGCGGAAGAAGAGGCTATTTCAGAGCCAAGGCGAGTTTGAGGCTGAAGCCGTCAAGCTGTACGCTATTAAGGCTAAAGCTCAGGAAATGCAGCTAGAGACTAAGAATCTCTTTATTGGTACTTACGGCAAGGTTGCGTGGGATAACATTCAACGTGAAGTGATTGAGATGCGTAAAGAAGCTGCTCGGCAAGCGGCTATTGCATTGAAGGAACAAGAAGAGAACCGTAAGGATGCTATTATGGTTGCAAGCATAGTTGGTTTTCTGGTCTTGGGTATTGCCACAATCGGCATCATTCTAACTTTAACGGTGAAGTAACATGGGTCTTGATGATATTGTAGCCACTGGCATGAAGGTTTTGGACAAGTTTATCCCAGATCCTGAAGCTAAAGCAAAATTTGAATCAGAATTACGGGATTCTCTTCAAGGATGGGACAAGCAACAAAATGAAGTTAATGCAGTTGAAGCTCAAAACTCCAATATTTTTGTTAGTGGCTGGCGTCCTGCTATTGGGTGGGTTGGTGCAATTGGCCTCCTCTACCAATACTTATTGCGTCCGGTCGCCGTTGGAGCGGGGTGGCACGATCTGCCTACTCTTGATTCATCCCTTATGGAATTAGTCACGGCTATGCTTGGCATGGCGGGTTTGCGTACATACGAAAAAACATTGAACGTCCATGCAAAGTAACTTTGAACAGTGTTTTGCCCTCGTCCTTAAAAACGAAGGTGGGTACGTTGACAATCCTGCCGACCCCGGCGGAACGACCAACTTAGGATGCACTAAAGCCGTTTGGGAACAGTATATTGGACGTTCGGTGACTAAGGACGACATTAAGGCTTTGACGCCTAATGATGTGATGCCGTTGTATAAGGCCAAATACTGGGATACAATCAAGGGAGACGATCTGCCGGAAGGCGTGGATTATGCCGTCTTCGACTTTGCCATCAACTCGGGGCCATCACGCGCCGCAAAAACCTTGCAGTCGGTACTCGGTGCCAATCCAGACGGCCAAATCGGACCCGCCACGCTTCGCGCTCTTGAAGCGGCAAACCCTCGTGAGATTGCTACGGCAGTATGCGAAGCCCGATTAGCCTTCTTACAAAGTCTCTCAACCTATGCTACATTTGGCAAAGGATGGTCTAGGCGCGTCGCCGAAGTCGAGAAAACCGCATTTAACATGGTTGGATAGTCATGGATTATAACAGCTACGTCCAACAGATAGCTACAATGGCGGTAGTCCCGACAACGGATACCAATTTCCAGATCATTTTACCTCAGATGATCTCATACGCCGAATTGCGGATGCAGCGCGATCTTGACTTCCTGTCGACCCAAGTCAGCAATTCGTCTTATTCTTTGACGGCAGGAAACGGCACTTTAACAATACCTACATCTTCTTTTGTGGTTATGGAAACCTTTGAGGTCATTGACGGCTCGGGCAATTCGGCCCCTTTATTGCCAGTTGGAAAAGAATTTATTCAAAACGTATACGGCACAGGATCCTCAACGGGGCTTCCGCAATACTTTGCCGTCTATGGCGGTGACAGCGCTTCTACTGGTCTGACTAGTCAGAATATGATTGTTGGCCCTATTCCTGACCTTAATTACTCTATTCGCCTTACAGGGACCGTGCGTTCTGCACCATTATCGGCCACGAACACGCAAACCTACATTTCGGTCTATCTGCCGAATATGTTTATTATGGCATCGATGATTTATATCTCGGCTTATCAGCGCAACTTTGGCCGAATGAACGATGACCCGCAGATGGCGCAGTCCTACGAAGGTCAGTATCAGGCACTTAAAGCTAGCGCGTTGATTGAAGAAAACCGCAAGAAATTTGAAGCTGCAGCGTGGTCTTCTTATTCCCCTGCTCCTGCCGCTTCGCCAACGAGGTAATCCATGCCTCATAACACGATCAAGCTGAAGCCCGGCGTAGAGACCAACACGACCCCAGCGTTGAACGAGGCGGCGTACTCGTCGTCGGCATTTATACGGTTTTTGCCTGAACGCAACGGCTATGGGTTGGCTCAAAAACTTGGCGGGTGGGTGGCCTATTATGCGTCATCGATCGGTTCAAAAATTCGCGCCCTTAAAGGCTGGGCTGACCTTAACGCCACAAACCATCTTGGCATTGGCGCGGAATCGTCTCTTAACGTCTTAACGGGCAATAATCTTGTTGATATCACGCCTCAAACATCAGTAACCAATACTGCGCCTGTGTTTTCTACAACGTCTGGTTCAAATGTCGTAACCGTTACAGATTCAAATATTACAGCGTCTGTTTTGGATTACGTTACATATGTCACGCCAGTAACCGTGGGTGGCCTTGTCCTCAATGGACCTTACAAAATCCAATCGGCTGCGGGTACGCAGTATTCAATTTACGCATCGTCTTTAGCTACATCGACGGCAAACACCTCCACTAACACCGTGGGCGGCTCATTCGTTGTAGGCAATACCTATGAGATTGTCTCGGTAGGCTCAACGAGCTTTACGTCGATTGGTGCTGCAGCCAATACGGTCGGTGTCATTTTTACGGCCACTGGCGTAGGTTCTGGCTCCGGTACGGCTCGTCTTGTTGCAGAATATGCTTTTGCGACAACAAGCGGTTCGTCAATTGTAACCACCTATTTTGATAATCACGGGTTCAGCGTAGGCGATTCCTTTTATGTCGGCGTATCGACAACAGTTGGTGGCATCCCGCTTTTTGGCCTTTATACCGTTCAAAATGTTTTAACGACCAGTTCGTTTACGTTTGCGGCTGCAAATAGCGCGACGTCTACTGTTGGACCGACTACGGCTACAGTCATTAATAGCGGTTTAATCCAATCTACTTTTTACGTTGCCATTGGACCTCAGCCTCTTGGCACTGGCTTTGGCGTGGGCGGGTTCGGTGTAGGTGGTTTCGGCGTTGGCACAACTCAGCCAACCGTCCCCGGCACGGCGATTACGGCTACCGACTGGACGCTTGATAATTTCGGCCAAGATCTTATTGCCTGTCCCGCAGGTGGAGCAATCTATTACTGGGATCCAAGCGGACAGCTTCAAAACGCGCAGATCGTTGGCGGCAACGGCCCATTAGTAAACAGCGGCATATTCGTTGCCATGCCTGAACGCCAAGTAATAGCCTATGGTTCGTCGTTCACGTTGTCGCCTGACCCTATGCTTGTCCGCTGGTCCGATATTGAAGACTTTACCCAATGGGTCGCGACGCCAACAAACCAAGCAGGTTCTTACCGTATTCCAACGGGATCCAAGATCGTTGCTGGCATCCAAGGGCCGCAACAAGGTCTTTTATGGACCGATTTAGACCTTTGGGCGATGCAGTACATCGGCCCTCCATTTGTCTATGGTTTCAACAAAATTGGATCAAACTGTGGTGCTGTATCGAGGCACTGCACGGGTCAGTTGAACGGCGCTATCTATTGGATGTCGCAAAAGCAGTTTTTTATGTTGATGGGTTCTGGCCCTCAATCTATCCCATGCCCTGTGTGGGACGTCATCTTTCAGAACATCAACACATCGTATCTTTATAAAGTTGCCTGTGGCGTGAACAGCCAATTCAATGAAGTGACATGGTACTATCCATCGGCATCATCCACGGAGAACGATAGCTATGTTAAATACAATACGGTTCTCCAACAGTGGGACTACGGTACTCTTGGCCGGACTGCTTGGATTGATCAATCTGTGCTTGGGTCTCCTATTGGTGCTGGGTCTGATAATTACCTATATCAGCACGAAGTAGGCAATGATGCCACCAACGGCACACAAACAACCGCGATGCTATCGTCTTTCCAAACGGGTTATTTCCAACTTAATGAAGCTGATAACTTGATTTTTATTGATCAAATTTGGCCTGACATGAAGTGGGGAACCTATTCCGGCAACCCCAATGCCACGGTAAAAATCACATTCTACGTCACCAATTACCCTGGCGATACGCCAGTGGCATATGGCCCTTATACGATGACGCAAGCCACTGAATACATATCCGTCCGCATCAGGGCGCGTCTTATGGCGTTCAATATATCATCAAGCGATGTTGGTACGTTCTGGCGTCTGGGTGCAATCAGATACCGCTATCAGATTGACGGGAGGTTCTAGTGGCATCACTTGACGATATTCTCACTACGCAGAAAAACGGTGTGCAGGGCATTAACGCTCTTAATCACACCACGCAAAATATTGCCGGCACGATCAACACATATGAAATCAGCACCGCCACATATTTTGCAACAACAATCGGTTGGGTGGCTAAGGTAAGCGTTATTGTCGCGGGTTCCACCACTGGAACCATATATGATGCCAATTCTGTTAGAACTGCCGTAACAGGCACACGTCTTGCCATCATCCCTAACACGGTCGGTATTTACACCATTAATATGCCCGTTAATAAAGGTATTGTTATTACCCCAGGCACAGGCATGATTGTTGCCGTATCGTATAGTTGAGGTTGTCATGCCATTAACCCCAGGTAAATCTCAAAAGACGATCAGCCACAACATTAGCGAGATGATCCAAGCTGGTCATCCGCACGATCAAGCTGTTGCAGCAGCATTAGATACGGCTCGTCATACTAAAGCTTTTGGCGGTCCTATGCCTAAATTTATGGAAAAATCTGTTAAACAGCCCAAGATGCCTCGGTTGTTTAGCGGCCCAATTCATAGCCCCGTTGCCGGCCGCACAGATCATCTACCTATGCACGTTCATTCCGGTTCTTACGTTATCCCTGCCGACATTATTTCGGCTATGGGTGAAGGCAACACGATGGCCGGATTTAAGGCTGCTAGAAGGATTTTTGGCGGTACTCCTTACGGCGGATCTAAAAGTGCTTACGGCGCAACTTCTGCACCTTATGGAATGGAAATGCCGCATAAAGCACATGGCGGAGAAGCCCACGCCGTGCCAATCGTTGCCGCCGGTGGTGAGTATGTTATTCATCCAAGAGATGTGGTAAGAATCGGAAATGGTAGTCTTGAAAAAGGCCATCAAGAGCTTGATAAGTTTGTGAAAAAAATGCGTCGCAAGACAATTAAGACGTTACAAAAACTTCCTGGTCCAAAAAAGGATTAACAATGGCCGTTGAATTAAAAATCCGAATTGCTGTTCCAGATGATGTCCATGAAATCATGGACCTTGCATTGTCAGCTTGCGATGAAAACGGTTTTGTTGATCCTAATCCAAATAAACTTTTGGCCGAAATCTGGCCAGCTCTTCACCGTGAGCATGGATTAATTGGTGCAATTGGTGAGCCGGAAGGCCCGATTGAAGGTGTTGTTCTTTTGCGCGTTGGCGCAATGTGGTATTCTGACAGACCAGTTTTAGAAGAAAAAGCCATCTTTATTCATCCCGATTACCGTTCGGCCAAAGGTGGCAGGGCGCGTCAATTGTGTGAATTTAGTAAGAAGGTGGCCGATTCTTTAGGTATGCCGCTAATTATTGGTGTTTTGTCCAATCATCGTACTGAAGGCAAAATACGCCTTTACACTCGCCAATTTGGACCACCTAGCGGCGCTTTCTTTTTGTATGGCGCTCATACAGGCCAACATTCTATGACGGAGCACTGAGATGGGTGGTAAAACCTCACAATCAACAAATCAGGTTACTATCCCACCAGAAGTTTTGGCGCGGTATAACTCCGTCAATGCCACGGCTGAAAAAGCCGCAGCTCAACCATTCCAACAATATTCGACTGATCCTAGTGCTTTTGTTGCTCAATTAAACAATCAACAACAGGCCGGTCAGGCAAACGTCAATCAGTACGCTAATGCTGCTCAACCCGCTTACAACGCGGCTTTGCAGGGTACTGCCCAAGCTTTCCAAGGCTACAATGCCCCTAACTACGCCGCTGGCGTACAGGGCTACATGAACCCTTATTTGCAAAATGCGATGGGTGCTACAGCATCTCAGTTGCAAAATATCAATCAACAACAACAGCAACAATTGCTTGGCCAAGGCATAAGTCAGGGCGCTTTTGGTGGTGACAGAGGCAAAGTAGCTCAAGCTGCTTTAATAAATCAACAAAACCTAGCGACTGGTAATGTGTTGGCTAATATGGCTAATACTGGCTACCAGTCGGCTGCTCAAAATTATCTTGCCGGTCTTGGCCAACAAGGTGCGCTTGCCAACCAGTTTGGCAATTTAGGTCTTGGCGCTCAAACGGCAGGTATTTCAGGAGCTCAGGCGCAAATTGGCGCCGGTACGCTTGGCCAGCAAACGCAACAAGCCGGCCTTTCTGCTCTTTATAATCAATTCCAACAGCAGCAAGCCTATCCCTTCCAAGTATCTCAATTCTTGGCGAACATTGCAGAAGGCACTGGCGCATTATCTGGATCCACAACAACGACTACGCAACCGCAAGGATTGTTTGGCAATCTTTCGGACGAACGCGCCAAAGAAAACATCAAGCCAATTGGTAAGACGTTTGACGGCCAAGATATTTATAAATTTAATTACAAAGGCGAGCCTAACGCGCAGGTTGGTCTTATCGCTCAGGACGTTGAAAAACGTAACCCTGATGCCGTCCATGAGCATGGCGGATTAAAATACGTTGACTATGACAAGGCCACTTCTAACGCAGAGCATCGCGGCCATTTCTATTATGGCGGTATTGCGCGTGAACATCACGATGGCTCAGAAGGCAATGTTGTTGGCGGTTCAGATCAAATGCAAGCAGCTCTTGCAGCTCAACAAAATGCGTTTGCGCCATTTGCCGCCAAGGGTATTTACGGCCATGCGGCCGGCAGCTTGCCTGGCGGTGGTAAAGGAATTGTTCCCGCCGGATCCGTACCTGTTCATCAATTAATGATGGCCAATCCTGCTCATCAGCAGAGTGACAATACAATTCAAGAAGCCGCCGGTTTGGCCCGTTCGGGCAAAGAGCTTTATGGCGATTACAAGGGACTTAAAGAGATGGTGGCGCCTACGCCAACCGATCTTAGTCAGTATCCTTTGGCAGACGTCGGAACGCCTATGCCAACTCCTCGACCAGAAGATCTTTATCGTGGTGGCATTGCCCGTCTTCATCGCGAATCTGGTGGCGATATTCCTTATGGCTCCGATGATCCTATGGATAAAGTTGTAAAGAGCGGCGAAAAAACACCTACTGAATTAAAGCTTGCACAAGCTTCGCCTACAACTCCGCCAGGCGGTAGTGGGTTAGGCGATATTGCTGCTCTTATGAAAGTGGGCCAAACGGCTGCTGAAGCAATTCCTGCTTTTATGGCCATGTTTGCCGCAAGAGGCGGCGCTATTGGTCGTGAGCATCACGATGGCAGCGAAGGCAATGTTGTTGGCGATGACGGCGGTCTCGACAGCAAGTTGCAATACAAGATTGCGCCACAACCGCTGACCGAAATGGATCCCGTACAACAGCAAGTTGTAAAGGGCATTTACGGCGGTGAAAGCGGTGGTAAGTATAATATTTTGAATGGCGGAGAAGAATTTGATCCGTCACAAGGCCATCCTCATCGCGTTGGCAAGGGCGGCGAATCTACGGCTGCTGGTGCCGGACAATTCATTGGCGAGACATGGGATCGCGTAACAGGTGGGGCGCCAATGACGCCAGCCTATCAAGACGCTGCAACATGGAAGCTTGCTCAAGACGATTACCAGAAACGCACGGGCCGCGATCTTAGAGCTGACGTTGCTGATCAAGGTTTCTCGCCTGAAATTAAGGCAGCTCTTGCACCGACGTGGACGTCGCTTGGTGAAGGAAAACCATCACGGCAGGTTGCACAGCAAACGCCGCCTACAGGGATTGCCGGAGGCCAGCCAAGCCAACCTAGCCTTTGGGATAAGCTATCGAGCGAAGACGTTATTTTGCCGATCCTGTCAGGTCTTGGCACGATGGCATCATCCAATAGCCGTTACCTTTTACCGGCCTTGTTGCAAGGTATTGGCGGCGGCGCTCAAACGTATATGCAACTTCAAAAGCAGCAAAGCGAAATTGCCAAGAATACGATGGGCCTTGCAGCTTCTCGGTTTACGCCAATTGGTAATGGTCAGTATTTTGATAAGATCCAAGGCGATACGGTTGGAATGGGCGAATACCAACGCCGTTTGGCTTCGATGCCAGGAATGTCAAAATACATGGGCGCAATAGGCGCACCACAACCTACAGCGGGTGGTATTGCCGTTCCTGCGGTTGAAGCTCCTGCGGCCGCTCCTGCCGCTGGTATTGCGGCACCTAAAGCAGCTCCTGCGGCTGCACCTGCTGATCAAGCTGCCGCACAAGCGACAGAGACGGCTAAGGCTGTTACGGCGCCTCAAGAAGCTCCTGCGGCTCAAGCTGCTCCGGCTGGCATTTCTGATGCGGTTACAACCGCTTTGGCCGATGCTGAAAAGAACCCGCAAGTTGCTGCGTTGCGCTCTCAAGCCGCAAACTGGCAGAATCAAATTGCCACCATTGAGAATAACTATCAGGCGGCGGCTGCACAAAGCTATATTCCTGCTCAAAAGGTTTTTGCTGACAAATATCAGCAGCAACTGCAATATGCTCGTGAAATGGCGAAGGACTTTACAACTCGCGCTGATGCCCGTGCTCAATTGATTGCACAACCTGCGATTGAAACGGCTAAATCAACGGCTACAACGGAAGCCTCTAAACAGGCCGAGTTGAAGTACGCGCCACAAATTAAACAGGCTGAGTTGCAATCTACCGTTCTTACGCCAGAGCTTTATAAAACCAACATCACAACCCGTACAAATGCTTATAACGAAGCGTTGTCGGCAAACGATGCCATCAACCAATCGAAGCAAATGATGGATTTGATGTTTGATCCTCAAACTAAGGAAGCGGTTATCAACGGCGGTCCATTGGGCGAGACATTGGCCAACAGTGCTGCGGTTCTTAAACAAGCTGGCTTTAGCGACGGCTTCATTAAAATGTTTACCGGAACCAATCCTGCCGATGCACAGGCTCTTGATAAACTTCGCACGGCGATGGGTACTGAAATTGCTCGTCAGGATTTGGGACCAGGCAACCAAGTACGCCAGCAAGAGTTCTTACGGTTCTTGCAATCGACGCCTGGCGTTCAAATGCTGCCTGAAGCCTTCAAGTTTATCAATGAGACTATGATTCAACCGAAGGCTCAAGTTGCCAAAGGTGCGTATGAAAAGATTGCTGCTCTTGATCCTGCGAAGGATGATTTGCAAAATGCTTATTATACATACCAACGCGACAATCCGTGGTATAAACCAGCACAACCGGTTACACCCGCGCAAGGCGCTCCTAAGCCAACAGCGGCAGCAACACAACAAGTATCGCCTGATGTCAGAGCAGCGGCACAAGCAGAATTGGCAAGACGTAAAGCGGCACAAGGAGCACAATAATGGCCGAAGGTATGCCTGATTTTAGCTCCATGTCCGATGAGCAATTGCAAGCATTGGCTGGTGGCCAAGCCCCTGCTCCTGCTGCTGCACCCGCTCAACCATCAATGCCTGACTTTAGCAAAATGACTGACCAAGAGCTTGAAACTCTTGCGGGGCAAGGCAAGTTGCTATCCAACGCGCCAAACGAAGGCACAGAATCGGCTTTAGCTAAAGGCGCAGGTACTGCCGTCATCAAGGGCGGCGCTGGCATTTTAGGTATGCCTGTATCGATTATGCAGACGGGCGACTACCTCATGGCTCGCGCACAGCAAGCTTTTACTGGCGAAAAAGCCGAAGATATTTTGGCTCGTCAAGAAAAAGATCGTAAGGAATTTGCTTCGGCGCATCCGTATTTAAAATACCTTGCGGATCCTATGAATTTCTTGCCGTCGCAAGAAGACATTCAGGCACCTATTTTGGAACGTACCGGCGAGTACAAGCCAACGTCTGGATTAGGTAAAGCCGCAATGGCCGGCACGGAAGCCGCCGTCAACATTGCCGGAACATTAGGTCTCGGTGAAGTAGGAGTGGGCGCAAAACTTATTGGCCAAGGCGCTAAATTAACTCCGACATTTATAGACACTGCGACTAATGTCGCCAAAAACGCCGCCAAGGTTGCGCCTACCGCATTTGCCTCTGGCGCTGCCGGCGAAGCCGCAACCGAAGCCACGGGCGATCCGCTTGCAGGGCTTGCTGCCGGCATCGCTGTTCCAACTGTTGGCGGTAAAATTGTTAGCGGCGTTACAACGCCTGTTAAAAAATACCTTGCCCCCATTATGCCAGGCCAAAGAGCCGGTATTGCGGGTGAGAAACTTCTTAGCCAAGCTACGAACCCCGAAGAAGCTATTGCCGCTGGTCTTATGCCGCCTCGGCAGGGTGCTTATGGCCCTGAAACGCTTGGCGAAACAACGGGCGATGTTGGCCTATTACAAGCGCAGAAAGTGGCTCGCACAACAAGCCCACAATTTGCCGCTGCTATGGTTGAACGTGAAGGTCAACAAAACGCTTCGCGGGTGGGCGCTATTCAAGGCATGGCCCCTGAAAATGCAGACGTTATGAAACCAAGTGCGGTGCTTGCACAACATAACGCCAACATTGATGCCGCAGAACAAGCCGCAATTAAGCATTTGACGGATAATGCCGACACTATTCATGCGTCTATGCCTGAAGGCGTAGCGCCGGAAGAGACCGGATCCAATTTGCGGTCATTGCAGCAAGAAGTGGCTAACGCTGCCCGTGACACGCGGTCGGATCTCTACAAGGCTGTTGATCCAGATGGCAGATTGTCTGTCATCACAAGAGGCGCTGCACAGGCCGCAAAAGATTTAAGATCATCTATTGATCCTGATGTTACCATTGCAAGTCCTCATGCGACGGACGTCATCAATAAAGTGGCCAATCTTCCTGACGTCACGCCGTACAGCAAGTTGATTGAATTGGACAAAACGATCAGTGCAAAGATGGCAGAAGCCAATCGTGCAGGGGATTATGTTGGCAATGGTCAATTGCGGCAGATGAAAAAAGCCGTGATGGATGATATAAATAGAGCTGTTGATAACCAACACGCATGGGAACAAGCCGGCGTTCAAGAAGGCCGTATTGATCCTGCAAATACTATCGCCGAAAGGTTTAGGCAGTTTGGAACCAATCTTACAGGAACTGCCGGAGAAGCAGGTGGAGAAGGTGCTGCTAGAGCTGCCGCCACCGGAACGACCGGCGTTCCTCCAACGGGCGTGGGTGAACGCGCAGGAAGCGCGGGACTTCGAGGTGCTGAAGGCGATCAAGGCGTACAGGGACCAAAGCAAACGCCTACCAGCTTTGAGGGCGATCTAAACAATTATACGATTTATCATCCGAAGGGTCAGATCCAAGCTCGATACGAGTTGGCTGATGCTAAGAATCTTATTGCCTCGCATGATACGGATTTTCGCGAAAACCCTTCTTATCCTCAACAGCTTCAAAGCCGTAATCGCGGTGCCGTCGAGTCGCAAAATCAAATCAACAGCATTGCCAATAATCTAAATCCTGAATTGCTTGGCCCTGCAAAACAATCTGCTTTTGGTGCGCCGATTGTTGGCCCAGACAGCATTGTCGAAAGCGGCAACGGTCGTACACTCGGCATTGCCAAGGCATATGAAAACGGCAAGGGCGAAGCCTACCGTCAATGGCTTGAAAGAAACGGTTACGACACAACCGGCATGGAAAGGCCAATTCTGATTGCGCGTAGAACATCGCCTATGACGCCGGAACAACGTCAAATTTTTGCGGAAAGCTCTAACTCTTCAACCGGTCTTAAAATGAACGCCGGCGAGCAAGCTATATCTGATGCAAAATTAATTTCGGATATGACAACGCCTCTTGAGCCTGGTGAAATTTCATCTGCCGCAAACAGACCGTTTATCCGTGAATTTATGTCTAAGATTCCCGCCAACGAGCGTGGATCCATTCTTGATGCTGACGGCATATTGTCGTCGGATGGTGAGCGTCGGATTGCGGCCGCTGTTACCCATCGTGCTTATGGCGACAGCGCCTTGATCGACCGTGCGTTTGTTTCCGGCGACAACAACATGAAAAACGTCACCGGCGCATTGGCCGATTCATCAGGCGTTTGGCATGAAATGCGTCAAGCAGCCGCCAATGGCGAGATCCCTGCCGACCACGACATAACCAAGCAGGTTATGGATACGGTTAAGCAAATCATGCGAGCCAAAGACGAGAACAAAACAATTGGCGATATGTTTACTCAAGCCGATATGTTTCGCGATCCTCAGTCTGAAGCAGTCAGCAAGATCTTTTCTCCCGATGGCAAGAAGCTTGCCGGTCGTGCCAAGATTGCTGAAAACCTTCAAAATTACGCAGAACAAGCGTTTAAAAACCGCACCGAACCGACCATGTTTGGCGAAGAATTGCCACCTATAAAAACGCAGGACATTCTTGATAACATTGTGGGCAAGATTGAAAAAGAAACGCCAAAAGAAGAAGTAGCACCGGCTGCGCCGGCAGCAGAAGAAGCTGTAGCACCGAAAGAAAAAGCCAAGCCGTTCCTTACACCTAACTTTGACGAACAGGCTGCTAATCGGTTGGCCGAAGCCAAGAAGGCTCATGCCGACTACGCTCAGACCTATCGCAAGGGACCGGTTGGCCAGATCCTGAAAGAAGATGGCTTCCAAGGTCAATATAAGGTTCCTGATTCGGCAATTGCCGGCAAGGCGTTTACTACTGGTGACAAGGGTTACGAAACAACAAAAGCATTTATTGATGCCGCAAGCCGTGCTGGTGTTGATAATACCGCCGAAGTGGTTTCTACCTTAAAAGACATCGCCACAACTCGCTTGCGTGACATGATGAAGGGCGCCGACTACTTGTCGCCAAAGGTTCTTCAACAATGGCAGCAAAAGTATGCCCAGTCTTTACGGGCCATCGAGGAAGTTTCACCGGGCTTCATCAAACAATTTAGCAATATGGCTGATGCGACCGATGCCATTGCCAAGGCGCAAGCTCGCGCTACAGGATTGGCTAAATCATCTTCTGTTGGTGTTGCCGGTAAATTGATTAATGCCAATACACCTGACGAAGTTAAGTCTGCTGTCGGTAATATGCTTCGCGCTTCCGATGGTCCTACGCAGATTCGCAATCTTTTGAACAAGATTAAGCAGGATAAATCATTGCCGGCTCAGGAAGCCATCGACGGTCTTCGCCGTGCCGGTGTGCAACATATGCTTGATTCGTTAACCAACGCTGGAATGTCGGGCGATAACCATATTTTATCCAGCGCCAAGCTTCGTGATTTTATGAAAGGCAACCGCGATTCGATTCGTGCGCTTTATGGTGACGAAGGGTTGGCTAACATGGATCGGTTGTTGGCCGACTCGGAACGGACGCAACAAATGCTTGATGCCGTTAAGGTCAAGTACGGATCCGATACGGCTCAAAACAAATCCTTCATTGCCAAGATGATGGAAAGCGGTGGGCATCATACGACTGTTGGCGGTGCGTTTGCAGTTGCCGGCTTGGAAGCATATCAACATTTTGGCATAACTGGTGCTCTTGGTGTTGGAGCTGCGGCTGCGGCAAAAGCTTTGATTGGCAAACTTCGCGCAAATGGCATCGAGAACGTCAATAAATTGTACGAAGAAGCATTGCTTGATCCAAAGGTTGGTGCGGCTCTTATGCAGAAAGCGTTAGACAAACGCGGTCAGCTCAAGATCGACGCCTTAAACAAGCTCGTAACAAGAGTGGCGGCTACGACAGAGGGCGTTATGCGAGCTCATAAGGATCAGGAAGCCCAACGCGAGGATCTGCTTCAACGTAAAGCTATCGGCCGCGCATCTGGTGGCCGAGTGTTTGACATTTCGGATCGGTTGGTAAAGGCAGCAGAACAGGCCAAGAAGGCCGAAAGCAGCCAGACTGAATCAATCCTTGATGTGCCGGATGACATTGTTGCCCATGCGCTTAATGTGGCTCAGGCAGCGATTTAAAGGTTTTTGGGGATATTAACAGAACCTAGCTCTTCGGCGTAAAGCTCTGTGCGGTAACAAAGGGTAGCGTGGGTTTTGCAATAAGATCCACGGTCAATTTCTTTGCCGCAATAAAATGTGCCGACATATTTTGGTGTATGCACAATGTATCTACACGATGTAGATTTTAAATCCTCGATTAGAACGCCAGGCAATATGGGCGGTGCGCGGTATCGTTTTTTATAAGGTTTCCGTGCCACTAATCGCCCATCCAAAAATCTGTATGTGTTACCGGTAATGTAGGTTTTGATTCAGTATTAAATTTTAGTTTTTCCAAATCTTTTTTGATTTGTAAATGATCTTTTTCAAGCCAATTAAGGCGTTCTTTGATGTCTTTAAGGTCTGTAATAAGCTTTTGATATTCGGACTGATCCATCGCCGTACTCCAAAGCCTCGTTGGCAATGTCCTTGCTATCAGCGTTGTATTGCGATTTTGTGATCCGTGTCAAAGTATCGCGCAAAAACTGGATCTCGCGCATGGCTTCAATCATAACTTCGGACGAGTGGCTGTCGCATACACCTTCCAAGGCAGCGAAACTTAACTTTCTAATGATGTCCATTTTTTAGTCTCCTATGTAGGGTTACAATCATATCTAAGGCATTGTCACGCTGGCGCTCTGCTTCGGCCAAACGCTTTCTTAGGTCAATAATGTGATCTAGCGTCGTGTCATCCGCATGACGGTCATTTGGGGCATAAGGGCCAAGCCACCGGATTTCTGCTAACCGCTTTTTGCTTTGGTATCCTGGCATGATACTACCCTTTCTGTTGCACATCACTCACCCTCCGTCCCGTATATGTGTGACCACGGTTCACCGACTGGCACAACCACTTGCTCACCGTTCAGTAGCCCGGCTAAACGTTCATTGATTTCCATCAGGCGCTTGATGTAATCCCGAAGATCCGCCGCATCTTCACTGGGAATTTCAAAATAAAAACCCTGTGTGGCGCATTCATTCAGTTCAGTGATCCAATCTTT